ATCCTGCACATCATGCAGGCAGTGGTCAGCCGGAATGATGTCGTTATACGTACAACTCTCTCCACCCGGAGTTACCGTGCTGCGGCGCGCCAGCTGTTTAATGCGCGGATCCGGAGCATCGTAAGAATCCGGTAACGGAAGCCCTTCACCGTAGGCCATGCCGTTGGACTGTCCGGCAAGCACAACCACGTAGAACCAGTCCGGCTCAGATGAAGGGCCGACCTGTGGATCTCCTTCAATAGCCACCGCCTGCATCAGTGTGTACGGCGTAATGGCAACCGGTCCGCCGTATGGCTGCCAGCCCTCTTTCAGTTTGTGTGTCAGCTTTTCCGCAAGGTCTGACGGCGACGCCGCCCTGACAACATCATAGTGTTTAAATGCCATGAATCCTCCCGGCCGGGATAATATTGTGAGTAAAATGAGGAGCGGGCTGAAGTCCGGAAGTTACAGGACAATGGCAGAAGAGAGACAACAGCCCGCAATACGAAAAAGGCCGCGCTATTGCGCAGAGTGATTACTGTCGGATATTATTCGCCAGCTGAAATATTACTTCACGTTTTGTTGTTTATTCCTTGCCGCCCGCGTCTCCCTGCGCGGGCTTTTTTTGTCCATAAGAAAGCCCCTCCGGAGAGGGGCTGGAGAGTGGCGCTATGTGCCATTGCATGGTGCCGGGTGCCTCCCGGTGAATTCAGTACCAGCACCTGAATCCGCGATTATCCCATATACCTACTCGCTGATTGCCCCTCCGCACAGGGGGATTCACCATGCCAGTTTCTTTTAACATACTCCCCGCAAACCAGACAACAGTCAACCGCCTGAATTGTGAGACATTTAAAAAAAAGGCCCGCAAAAGCGAGCCAGGGAAAATAAGTGTGGCGCGTTGTACTGGATTCGAACCAGTGACCGATTGCTTAGAAGGCAATTGCTCTGTCCGGCTGAGCTAACAACGCAGGATACAGATAATGGACCGCCTTCGGGGACCCGAACTCCGCGCAACCAGCTTCGAAAGCTGGCGCTCTTTCCTGATGAGCTAATGGCGGTATGTGATGGTGGCCCTTGCTGGATTTGAACCAGCGACCTGGCGATTATGAGTCGCTCGCTCTCACCACTGAGCTAAAGGGCCGGGTCAAAAAATAATAATCAGATGAAAATCAATAATCAAGCCCTTGCCTGGATACATATCTGTCTGGCGGGAAGCCATAATAGCGGTGAAATACAGAAATAAAGTAGGACCAGCTTGAATAACCGCATTTTTCTGCTACAGCCTGTCCATATCCATGCCGGGAACATAACATATTCACAGCAACACGCATCCGCTCTTCCAGCAACAAGCGACTGAACATGTGCCCTTCATTTTTCAGTTTTATCTTTAACAAACTCTCACTCATATGCAGGCGTAACGCAATCGCACCAAGCGTCCAGCTTGCTGATATATCTGTCTGAATTATCGCCCTGACTTTGGCACTTATACTGGATAAACATCCACTTAAAAATAATAATATCCGTTCATCTGATTCAAACAGCGACAGGCATGCCATCATAAGAAACATATCCGTGGTATCTCCGGAAAATCTCTGGCTGGTAATTAAAGCCTCAGCCAACGCAGGGTTGTTGGGTTCCAGTGACAGATAAAGCGGAACGTCAGTCAGATGAGTTCTTGTCAGCTTATGCTGAATTTCCAGATATTGACTTACTATGGAATGGTTTATATCGAAAATTTTAACTTTGCCATAATGCATAAGGAAAAGCGCCCTGATGCATTTGGTGGCCAGAACGACTGAGCCGGGCTTAAGTGACAACGTATCCTTTTCAAGAAAAATATTAATTGGGGAGCAAACCATGATAACTGAACAGACAACAACCATTATAATTTTACTTTCATTAGCAATTGGTTAGTTCAATTATAGCCCCAAAAGGTAAATTATCATCAACACATAAGCAAAGGACTGACAGGTGCCGCTAACACCCACCAGCCGCCCATTTACCACAAATAAAAAAGCCTTCAGGACTGAAGGCGTCTGTAACAACCGCACTGATAGTCTGCCAGACCCGCCATAACAAGCTGGGTCAGTATTAACTGGCAGCGTTCGCGTGAAAGGTAAGTATTCTGCGCAATCTCCCCGACTGTCGCCGGTTCGGTGACGCTTAATTCATCAAACACAACTCTGGCGGTTTCTGTCATATCCTGCTGTTTCAGCATGTCTTTTTACCCTTTCCGGTTAACGTGACACACCAATAACTCTTGCCGAAAAAGCCAGCAAGCTGAAAGACCTGTATTAATAACTACCAGCACATTTAACGCACTGCGCTACTTTGCGGGCACAAAAAACCCGCTCAGAGGCGGGGTCAAGCTATGCGGCGAAATAACCACTCTTAACAGCATACCTGATTTTTTACGTACGTAAATGCTTTGCCGTGCATATTTTTCATGCAAATGTCACGTCCTGCTATTTTTCAGTCTTATAAATTTAAAACCATAGAAAAAATCAATTATGTTTTAAAAATGGATAGGTAAAGAATAACAAGTGACACAGATTCAAACCAAAATGGAAAAGGGTGGCAACCCACAAACGCCCACTCCACATCCATGACAATCCATACACAACACCAGATAACGTGGCAAATAATACAAGTAAAGCACCACCTGAATAGTGATAAAAACCAAACAACAAAGCCGCCACAATTAATGCAACCAATGGAGACGTTACTTCTGATAGCCGTGATTGAATATACCCTCTAAATAATGATTCCTCTGCCAGAGACACAAAAAACAAATTAGCCAATATAAACTCTGGCAACCACTCAGGAAAATGAATCTCTGGCTTTAATCCACCAAAAAAAACAGCCAAAAACAGGATAAGAGGAACAGAGAGCGACAGAGCCCCCCACTTCCACAAAGACACTTCTGATTTTACTTCTTTTTTAAACAAAGAAGATGTACACAGGACTAACAAAAATGGCACCAGCGCTTTATCAAAATTAAAATACATTGTATAGGGAGTACTCTGAGGGCCAACAGTAACAGAATTTAGCACTACAGGATTGTGAAACCCTGGCCATAGATGGAAAGATAATGCTATGGCTGATAAAACTATGCCAACTTCATATATAGATTTAGCCCAGGCGTTATATTTCCAGTTGAACTTCAAAATAATAAAAAAAACGATTGTAGCAACAAAAAATAACACCGACCAATCAATAATATCATTAAGCACAGCCAGGACAACAGACACCGTCAACAATGAAAAAGCCACTACCTTATGCCAACTGAGAGTTGACAGTGACAGTACTAACACAATCCACATAAGCACTCCTTTTATTTAATGATGAAGATTGATTATCAATATTTTCAATTCACCAGGCAACATTTTATCTACCTTCCACAATACATGACCATCAAAAAATAAACATGTTAATTATAAACACAGAAAACATAACCCTCATCACTATATATCCCTACCGCATATCCATATCTAACCGGACATTCAGAGCCATAAGCATTCCTTCAATAATACCTTCCGCTTTATAAAGCCTTTTACCAATAAGCCCATCAGAACATCTATGCTTACGTGCAAGAGCCATAAATGTCATTCCACCTACGTAATAATCCACCAACAAATCGTGCAAATACTGATTATTCTTGTTTAATCGTGCCATACAACCACAAATTATCATGGCGTCATCATCAGAACACTGAGGACGTGATTTCACTTTAGTCGGGATTAATCCTTTAAAACCAGCAGCTATCGAGGGCCATGTTACATCTTCATGATTATTTGCTGCCCATGCCCCCCATCGCTCAAGAACCATCTGGATATCACGCGCCATCGTTACCACCTCTGATTTCGTAAATCTTCACGCCCAGCCGTCCACCTGGCACAGGCTGACCGCGCACAATATTGATTTCATCAAACTGCTCGTCATCAATGAGCACTTCCGCATGCGTCAGCGCATCCAGCGGTGCTTTCAGAATGTTGTCCAGGTCACGGCGGCGCTTATCCGGTGGTTCTGCAATAATTTTTATTGCCAGCCGTCCGGACAGGCTTAATTTCAGCCGCTGCTGGCGAACAATAAGCGCCACAGCCCGGCGATAACGCTCACCGGCTTTTGATACAAAATATGTGCTGCCACGACGTCGCCAGTAGGTGTTCACCGTCGGCGGGTAAGGCAAAACAAACTCTATACGCATCAGTAACCTCTTTTACCCGAGCACGCCGGTTGCAAAAGCGTGATCAAGAAAACGAAAAATTAAATCAACCTGGGAACCATGCTTTTCTTCGAACGCCAGCGGATCCGCATGAAGCTCGTTGTGATGCTCCCGACACAGCGGTAGCGTGAAAATATCGTGGGATTTTGTTCCCATTCCACCCTGACCATGACCAATCAGATGATGAGGATCGTCCGCTGGCTTACCACAACACGCACACGGCTGTGTCTTTACCCAGCGTGTGTATTTCTCATTTACCCAGCGGCGACGTTTAGGTCGTTTCATGAAGGATTCCGGAGACTCCGGATCAACGGCAATGCTGACCACCGTCTTTTCCTGTGGTGGGTTCTGTTGCTGGTGGGCGTGAGGCAGCGGCGCAAGATTTTTTGTGCGCTGTTTCAGTATGCTGGTGGCGGTCTGCTCTCCCGGTACGATGTCGCTTTCACGGTATACGGAGCGGATTTTTTCCGCCGGTAATCCCAGAGAACGACGCGATACTGCCTCAGGTAATGCGTCCACCACCTGATTGCAGACTGCCCACCAGGATAATTCAGCCAGCGATAATTCCCGTTCCTGTATGCCATTCATTGCGTGGCGGATGACGTCAATCATCCATGCTGACAGGTTTTGTTGAGCAAGTTGCTCAAGTGATTCGGATGTCTGGTCGCGCAGCTGGTTGTCGCAGTGCCAGCACAACACCATCGCGCCGGTACCGTAACGATGTATGACAGTTTCGCTGTGATGATAATCACCATGAGGCCACTGGCAGGATTTAACGTGACGTAATAACCAGTCAGACAGTGCACCAGCGCCACCAGCAGCACGAATCACACGCTCATTGCTGAAAAATGGCAGTAATGATTTATCTTCCGCCAGCGGCTGGCGAACGGCAGGAACGACCCCGGACGGCAGATTACGCATGCTTTTCGGTTCAGACTCCACCAGCACCCTGCCGCCATGAAATACCCGCATGGATTCACGGCCTGGCTTAACGATAACCAGACCGAGTTCCGGTACCAGAACAGGTCGAAGTAATACCCGCACATTACCTCCAGATCCGTTGCTGGAATGTGCGGGACGGACGCGGTGGCCGTTCGGAGTAAGGGAGCCTGACGGAGATTATCCAGTGACGGTAGTCGAGGCTAAGGGCTTTTTTAACCTCGCATCCGCGCCTGCGGTAACACTGAATGAGCCATTCGGCCTGTTCTTCAGTGCATGGGGGATGCTGGTACCAGTCAGATTTGAATGCGTGAAAACACCGTCCGCGCCTGCTGGCAAAGACGGCAGAATCATCAGAATTGTATAATTTGGTATCGTGCGCCATCGGTTGTCTCTGCTGGCGCAGCAGGTGCCAGTTGTTCAGGCTGGCGTGCGAATTGTAAACCAGAATGCCAGGAAAAAACAAAACCCGCCGAAGCGGGTTAAGTGCGGGTGCGTTGAGGATGCCTGATTCATCAGAGGTGGCGAGGGATTTCTCCCTCGCCGGGTCTCTTACTCCTCAGGTTCGTAAGCTGTGAAGACAGCGACCTCCGTCTGGCCGGTTCGGATTCGTACCTCGCAGAGGTCTTTCCTCGTTACCAGTGCCGTCACTATGACGGTGATACAGATGACGATCAGGGCGATTAACATCGCCTTTTGCTGCTTCATAGCCTGCTTCTCCTTGCCTTTCGGCGCGTAAGAGGCTAACCTACATATGTCTAGCATGAAATTGGCCTCAGATTAATGTTAGGCGTCTTGCAGGACGCGTAATGTTAACTGGGGCTTTTCTCTGTCTGCCTTACGGTGGCATGCCCGAGGCAGACAGCCTCAAGCACCCGCAGCAATTCTACTTAACTCTCGCTTTACCGCAAACCGTTTTTACCCGATATGGGAATTCCCATATCGTAATGAATTCAGTTCCCTAGTCGATCCATCAAAAACACAACCAGGCAGTAAACGCCCACAACAGCAATAACAGCCAGAGCACCTTCCATTGCCAGTGAAATATCATCCGACATATTCCCTCCTTTGGTGTGAATCCCGGCGAACGTTTTTACCCCCACCGACAAATAACATATACTAAAAAATCAATAGCTATAGCAACGCCTGTAATTGCAAAGGCTTCAGGCCAGATCATTGGCGCACCTCCTGCGGCGGTTCTGGTAGCGGCATCCAGTCGGTTACATTGCGGCTCTGTGTTTCGAAAAATTCATCACCATTACGGACTACATCAAAAAACTCACCGTCTCGATATTGCGCATAAAGAACGAATGCGCCATCACATAAAATAATTACGTGCTGACCATCATCCGGCATTCGCTCACTACAGCTTATCCAACCATCCGGAGTTACCGGATAGTTGGTTGACGTTTCCGAGATTTCCCGAAAATTATTGGTTGACGAACCCTTATTTTCCCGAAAGTTTCCAGCCTGAAGCATGGCGGCGCTGTCTGGCGGGGCAGCATATAGCGGCACGTATATTTCCGGTTCCTTATCAGCACCGGGTTGCTCTTCCAGTGAGAATGTCTTTCCGGTAAATCGATTCATATAAAGCACGGGCTCTGCTTCCAGCGAAGCCTGAGCAACAAGGGCCAGTGCTAAATCCAACTCAATTGCCTCGAGAGAATTTTTGAATACTGTCTGTTTTACTGCAAATTTCATCGCCTTTACATTTTCACTAACATGACTGATTAACTGCTCTTTTGTAAAAGTGATCATCTCATTCTCCTTTGATGCGAATGCCAGCGACAATTGAAGCCTGATAGCTAATTCACTCACAGTACCGCCTCCTGAAAATTGCCCTGATAGAACGCCAGTACACGCAGCATAACTTCACTCTTCCGGCACTCGCCACAGATTATGTTCTGTTGTCTGTCGTAGCGGCGTATTTCTCCGTCTGGTAACTTTCGAATCAATGTCTGGTCGGTTGCTTTCTCCGCTGCCTTACGCCATACGCGATACACCTGTTCTGATGTAAAAACACCGTATTTACCGGGCATGTATAAATCGCCACAAGCCAGTACATCCACAAGGCAACGTCTGACTGAATGCCAGCCTGCTCCCGTCGCTCTCTCCAGTTGTGATATCGTCATGCGTTCATTTTTGCGTACCAGCCCGATAATTCGGGCCTTCAGTTCTTCACGCTGTTCGTGTGTAAAAGGTTTCGCCATAAGCGCCTCCGGCTATCACTTTTCCGATACAACACGGCGGGAAGAATCAGTAATCTGTCGAACAATATCCCGGTGCTTGTTCAGCTCCCGCAGCGCGGCGCAGACTCGCTCCCACTTCTGAACATCACTTTTCGCCCTGCGCAGCGCCAGGTTTGCCCTGCGCAGGGACGGAAAAATCAGCTCATCTGCTTGCGTTTCGGTAAACGATAGCAACGGCTGCACAATGTCCGCCACAGTTTCTGTTTTAATTTCTTCCTGTGTTGCGGCTTCCCGGACTGGTAACGCAGCACCTGCTGGCTGAGGAAAGGCCTTACCATCATTTTTCGTTACCGGCGCGGCTTTCGGATCTGCTGGTAAATTACCCCCCGACATGCAGTAACGAAATTTACCGTTCTGATTAACGCGTGCCAGCCGCCCCGTTGCGGTTACCACCGCCAGCGTGGAAGCAACCTTGCGAGTACTGACGCCGAACTTACCCGCCAGTTCCTCACACGTTTTAGCACCATCCTGACCGATAAACTCAACCATCATGTCTGCGGTAACTTTTGGAGCGACCTCTTCGGTTACCACATCCGGCGCTTCAGGTTGTAGTGCCTGCCCTTCGGTTACCCCGGCTTCACCTTCGACAGCCAGAAACCAGGTGTGACCCGTTTTATCAACAACGCCATTTTTTTTGAGTTCCCACAGTTCGTTAAGAACTTCTTCACGGCTGATATCAAGCCGCGCCGCCAGTTCAACAGAATTGGCTTTTCCCATCGCTTTCAGTGCATGCAATACAGTTTCCATCGAAAATTTACCTCGTCAAAAATTCTCACATACCCTGACGTCCAACGTTTGACCGCCAGCTCTCCCAGTTAAAATTCACCCAACGACCACCATTCATGGTCATACGGTCCATCACCCGATCTCCGAGGAGTGTGCTCATCGCTGCGTGATTCAGGTTCGTCAGCATTCCGACACTACGCATCGAAGCCGTTCTGCGGTCGACTATCTGGTTCAGCGTGACCTGCTCGTTGCGCGTATCCCGCTGCATGCCAATTTCATCAAGGACCAGAAGGTCAACTCCACAAAGCTCCTGTAAAAATTTTTCCCCGGACTGGCCGTTGTCGTAGCCGTCATGCAACACGCTCATGACATCGGACACGGTGACGATAATCACGCTTCTCCCCTTCGCCATCAGCCGATTGCCAATCGCTGCTGCCAGGTGATTTTTACCGGTACCAGGTTTACCGCTGAACACGAAGTTTGTACATCCGGTCATCAATTCATCGGCAATGGATTTCGCCTGGCTCAGAGCATGGCGCTGACCGTCGTTCTGCACCCGGTAGTTCCCGAATGAGCACTTCCTGTGAAGCGGCTGGATGCCCGCACGGTTCAGGATTTTTTCAACCCGCACCTGATGATTCAGGCGGTTAATCTCCTCGCTGCGTTTTCGTCCTTCAGCAAGTTGCCATTCCCGCCACTCCTCCACCGTCCGGTACGGTGGAACCGCCCCCTGTGGTGCAAGTCTGCGAATACGTTCAAGAACCCCAACTGCCGCAATGTTTTTCATGACACGTCACCCCCTGAATCCCGGCGGTATTTCAGTGTCCGGTTCAGAAATGTGATTCACGCAACGCTGCGCAGGCGAACGCCCCAGGCGGATAACCAGTTCATCCCATTTTTCCCGGAGTTTTGCCGGACTCATGATGTTTTTTACCCAGAACGAATCCCGCTGGAGACGCCCAAACATTTCACAAATTTGTCTGTGAGTTCTGCCATCCAGCATCCGCATTGTGCGAACGTCATTGGCCCATGCTGTCCAGTTGGGTTCTTTCGGTCTAGTGATCTCGCCATCATCGCTGGCCGCCTGCTCGTAAAGACTCACGATTCGTCCCCAGATCCACTGTGCGCACACCAAATCTTCCTGACTTCCCCACTGGCGTTTTTTCGCACTGAACACAACCGCGTCAGGGTGTCGGGTTAAAAAATCCTGTTCAGCCGTCTGCGGGTCCGGTTGCGAAGCGTCCGGACAAGAAGATCTTTTATCTGACGGATCAGGTTTTAATACTGACGGATCGGGGTCAATCATCGCCCCCCTAATCGGCAGTTTTTTATCAACAGTTGATCCATCAAAATTTGACGGGTCAACCGTTGAGGGGTCAATATTTGACGGGTCAACTGTTAACGGGTCATTTTTTGCCGGGCTAATTTTTCTTTTCGGTTTATATGACTCACGCGCCGCCGCCGCAGCTGCTTCGAGTTTTTCCACATTAAGCCGATAGATATTGCTTACATTACGCCCACCGACCTTACGCTCTTCCTTCGTCAGCCAGCCCTCTTTCGCCAGTTCTGCAATAGCCGATTTCACTGTGGATTCACTTCTTGCACCGATCTGACGCCGGATAGTTTCAATGGCAGGCCATGACACGCCCTCGTCATTGCTGTAGTCTGCAAGACGGGCCATAACCGCCACCCTGGATAAGATCATGCCGGTGAAGGCGCACCCTTCCCAGACAAGACCATGAAGCTTGCTGCTCATAAAACCCCCGAACACCGTGCTTTTAGTGCATCACCACAGCATTCCCTGCCGGGCCGCCGCGATTCATCTGGTCATACAAAACAACCGCTGACGCAACAAAATCATCGACATCCTTCACCAGCCGATCCCTCCGTTCGACGATCTCACGGTAATATTCAGAACTGTGGCTGCGCATACGGGCCACCAGCAAAGGCGGCATCGCCTTTTCGATCGCCGGTAACAGAGCCTGCATTTTTTCAACAGCATCAGGGGTGTCTTTATCCAGCCAACGGAAAATTTTCTGGGTATTACGGGCCAGGGCTTCCGGATGGCTGTCGTCGTACAGTTCAGGGAACGTCATCCCCAGTTCGAAATAAGTCCGGGCTATTTCAGCTGCAGGAACTTTCTCACCATCAGGGTATGCCCAGGCATTCATCGCCATGCGGATGTGCTCATGTTTGATTTTCATGAATCATTTGCCTCTTGATGCTTCGGGTATGATCGTTTTCGTCATTTGGTTGCTTCATCGACATATTCTGCGAATAACATGACGAGCGTCGTAAGTATGTCCAATCAACATCAGGACGAAGTTCTTCACACAGAACACCACCTTTTGTTGCTCGTTCAATCGCAGGACATCTCTCAGCAGGTAACTGACGTACACCTTTGATCCATTGATTTACGCTTGGAGGAGATACACCTAAAAGCCTAGCCATTGCTGATTGCCCACCGACAACAGCACAAGCTCGTTTGAATGAATAGTTATCTTTTTTCATCGAATGAACTCCAAAAAACACGCAACAATATTAGGCTTAGCCTAATGAAATTGTCAATAGGCTATGCCTAATACATCGAGAGTAGGGATTGCCTAACGCGATGCGCATAGGAGACTATTAAGCAATGCTTAGTGGTAAAGACTTAGGCCGAGCGATAGAGCAGGCCATTAACAAAAAAATTGCATCAGGAGCCGTCAAATCAAAGGCGGAAATCGCACGTCATTTCAAAGTCCAACCACCATCAATCCATGACTGGATTAAGAAAGGTTCGATAAGTAAAGACAAACTTCCAGAACTATGGCGTTTCTTTTCTGATGTGGTTGGTCCAGAGCATTGGGGGCTTAACGAATACCCCATACCAACCCCATCCACTTCAGATACAAAAAGTGAACTTTTAGACATAAACAGCCTTTATCAAGCCGCCTCTGATGAAAAAAGAGCAATTGTGGCTTTCATCTTATCTGGAAATGCTACGGAGCCTAGTTGGGTTGATCATGACGTTCGCGCCTACATTGCCGCAATGGAAATGAAGGTAGCTAACTATCTGAAAAATCAAGAATCAAAACGGAAAAGCCAGAACATCACCAAGACAGGAACTTAAACTTATATGGTCCGACGGGAAATTCCTAGTTCCCGTTAGTTAACTCCTACTACCTCTTCCACAAACCATCACCTATTAGGTTGCGCCCAAATTATTAGGCATAGCCTATTGACAAGTAATTAGGCATTTCCTATAGTTTTCCCATACCAACCCATCCCGTCCCACACAATACAGGGCAATACCTCGAGTTACCAGGCAGTGGTCACGGGTTAAGTAGCCAGCCCGAGGCGTAAGAACATGACGGCAGGGTTCAACTTTAATAACTATGCAGCAGGTTTTTGTTCCGCTACCCCGGCGTTAAGGGGAAATGAGGTCAGCATGGATACTATCGATCTTGGCAACAGCGAATCTCTGGTATGTGGCGTGTTCCCCAACCAGTACGGTACGTTCACCGCAATGACGTATACCAAAAGCAAAACGTTTAAAACCGAATCTGGAGCGCGTCGCTGGCTGGAAAGAAATTCAGGTGGGTGATATGGATTTCGACACAATCATGGAAAAGGCTTACGAAGAATACTTCGAAGGCCTTGCCGAAGGCGAAGAAGCTCACAGCTTCAACGAATTTAAACAGGTGCTTTCCAGTTCGGCAAAATCTAATGGCTGATAAGCGAAACAGCACCGCGAGGAATCAGTATGCAGAAACGAGAACCCGTCATCATCGCGCCAGACTATACCAATGATGAACTTTATGAGTGGATGCACCAGAAAATTAATGCAGCGCAGGATCTGAAATGGGCTAATGAAGTCAGGGCTAAGCAGGCTGAAAATCTGTCCTCTCTGGAGCAGGATATCACCAATCTGGAAAAAGCAGCGGCATTAACCATTGCCAGAATGATTACATACCCGCGTTAATAGCTAACCAACGAAGCTAAGGTTGGTAATTAAGGAGTTCTCCACGGGTGAGGTGGAGTGCTTGCGCCGGACACGGGTGAGCATCCGGCACTGACAGTTTACTGAAAGGATATTTCCCTGAAAAGTCAGACCATAACGCGAAAGCGCACGGCGAGGTAGCTGGTTCATAGATAGCCTGTCGTTAAATTTTCGTCGACCGTGCGCTTCCGGTTGTGGCAATCCGCGAAATGGCGCGGCGGTAAGTATGGCGGGGTTATTCCTTCCCCCGTTGAGGACACCGGGTTGTCAGGTTGACCATACGCTTAAGTGACAACCCCGCTGCAACGCCCTCTGTTATCAATTTTCTGGTGACGTTTGGCGGTATCAGTTTTACTCCGTGACTGCTCTGCCGCCCTTTTTAAAGTGAATTTTGTGATGCGGTGAATGCGGCTAAGCGCACGCGGAACAGTTAAAACCAAAAACAGTGTTATGGTTGGATTCTCTGTATCCGGCGTTAATTGTTAACT